ACATGGGAATGACTGCATATCAATGTCAAAACTTTGTTGCACGAAGCCAGTTAACACCATGGCGCCAAGTTAGACAGGCGTTTATGGAGTTAGAAACTAGGTATCACGCCTATCAGGAAATTAAATCTAGCTTACGAAAAGCAGAGTTAATTCGTAAAAAATGGTTACGTGATCAAGCAGAAGCTGTTGACGAAATTGCAAAAGAAATGTTACAAGTAGATATCGATAAAAACGATTACGATATTACTATTTGGAAACGTAAATTGCTACAAGCAGAAAAAGAAATTAACTCTTTTATGGAAGTGGTAAAACACTTTGCTAAAACAGAGGAAGATCTTGCTTGGTACGCCGCAGATAATCCAGAAGAAGAACGCAAGTATTGGATTGCTCGTATGGGCAAACAAGCCGCTATGGACGTTATTAGCTTTGGACGAATTGCAAGTGGTAATATGGATAGTATTTCAATGATGCCAGAAGAAGATCAAGTTGAAGCGATCACAATGGCCATGAAATATTCCGGGATGGTCAATGCAGGGATACATAATATATCGCTAGGCGTACAATCGTCGATCGATAAATTACTAGAGAGCCGAGATGAACAAATCCCAGATATCTGCGAAGACGCAAAAAATATTCAGCTTACCGCTAAACCCAAAATTAACGGAACAACAGTACTCTAACTTTTTAGAGTTTTGTAAAAAATACCAGGAGTATATCTTTGATGTGTATTTTACATCAAGGATTGCTCCTTTCAATCAGGATGCAATGGGCGATGTATTCCTATCACAACAAGATGAGTTTTCTGTAATTGATGCGGCATTTAACCTGCACCAAGAAACAGGTATAACAATCTGTGCTACATTTAACAACATTAGCGTAGACCCCACACAAAGAAATTTAGAAATTTGGATGGATCGGTTCCAACCATTATACAATGCAGGCATTAGATCAGTAATCCTTCCACATACACATTGGATGGCCACAGGACAAATACAAGCAAGATATCCCGAACTGTATGTTAAAAATACCATATTGCGTAATGTACGTACTCCTGCTGAATTTGTTGCTCACGCAAAAGCAGGCTTTGATTATGTATGTATTGACCGCGATCTAATGCGTGATAAAGATGCCCTACTACGATTAAAAACAGCTAAAGAATGGGTTAAGAAAAATCTTAACAAAGATGTTAGCATTAGTTTGTTAGCAAATGAAGGGTGTTTAGGTGCATGTCCTATGATGGATGAGCATTATGAATTTAACAATACACGGACTAAAGAACGCCCACAATACTTTAATGATGCTATTAGTCGTGTAAGTTGTCCTAAATGGGATCACGAAGATCCTTCAGTTCCTTTAAAAACAGCAAACTTGCCACCGTGGAGAGAAGATTGGATAGAGTTACTTGACTATGTTGACGTGTTTAAAATGCACGGCAGAGAAAGCATTGATCGATTCCACGAAACTCTTTCTATTGTAGAAAAGTACGTTGCGGGAGAAGAAATCCTATTTGACGGATTTGAAGAATATATTGCAGATACTAACTTAGTTGAAAAACCAATTAATATATGGCGGGAAAAAATTAAAAATTGTAAGTTTGATTGCTGGGAATGTCAATATTGCGATAAGATTGTTGACAAGAAAAAGTCACAAGCTGTTAGCCCTAAGATCAATCAAGCAATTACAGCATTATTAGAAAGTGCAATTGACACTATTGGTTCTGATGTGCCAGGACTAACCAGTGTTAAAGTTGAATCGTTAATTAACAAGTTAGCAAAACATTCAAAACGATATTTAGAAGTAGGAAGCGCATTAGGAGCAACTGCTGTAGCGGCCCTAAAAGATAATAACATTGAAGTTATTTGTATCGATACTTGGGAAGATACATATCAACCTGCTACTGACATCTTTGAAATGCCTCCAAATAACAAAGAAGATTTTATTAAAAATATAAAAAGATTTAAAGGTGATAACAGAGTAATAGTTTATGAAGCAGATTTACTGTCAGTTAACAAGGACGAAATTGAACCTGTAGATTTTTTCTTTTACGATGGTCCACACGATCCGCACACCACAGCTAAAGCTATAAAATACTATGCATCTACATTTGCAGACGAAGCATTTATTCTAGTTGACGATGCAAATTGGGAAGGTGTAGTTGCTGGCACTGATTCTGGTATTAAAGCCGCCGGCCTTGATGTGATTTATTCAAAAGTAATTTTAAATGATGAGGAAGATTTGTTTGCTTGGTGGAACGGACTCTACTTGTTAGTAGTTAAAAAATCAAGTTAAGATATCAAAAACTGTATCTATTTTAGCTCTAATTATTTTATTGCTTAATGTTACACGAACACCGTTGTGTAATGGCTTTGGCCAATGCTCTAAACTACACCAAGCATAACCAACGTGTTCGTCATTGAGTTTAGGAATGAACTCTTCTTTGGTCAGCAACAAGTAAGTATGGTAAAAGAATCCCTCGTCCTTACTTGTAAACCACTCTAATGGAACAAACTTTTCAATAGGTGGCAAAAATCCTACTTCTTCTGTAATTTCTCTTTGTAGTGTATCAATAGGCGCAGTATCACCTGGCTCATTTTTTCCGCCAACAATACCCCAAGTTCCAGCAGTTTTTCCTTGGTTTCTAAGAAGAAACAAGAACCTTTTAGTGTCTTTTGCTAGAAATAATCCACCACTACAAATTATGTTACTCATAGTACCAATCGCCAGTTACCTGCTGTATATTCACCTTCAAAACTCTTACTCCAATTTTCGCCGTCCCATACATATTGTATGCCGGTTCTAATATTAGTTATGTAGGTCAATTCAGTAACTGTTGATGATGTGAACGAAACAGTCCATTGCGACCCATCCCATTCAATAATATCGTTTGCGCGAGCAACTAGATATGTACCATCTGTATTTCTCCAAGCCTGCGCGGCCCGGTCTAAATCAATTGCATCTGCAAGCAACGGATCAGTATTAATATCTTCTAAAATTAAATATCTAACATGAGTTGTTGTTAAATTTTTAGGACTAAATGTTGTAGGATCAATAATAGCATCTATAGATGCAAGACTGTTGCCTGGTATAGTATCTGAATCAATGTCTAAATGCATAATCGATTCGTTAGTAGCATCTAAACTAATGCGGGCAATGATTTCAGCACCGTTTGGCTTTCTAAGTCTAATCTGACTTAGCCCGGCTGTAAATTTTCCAGGATACTGATCTAGTATTCTTAACCAACTAATATTAACACCAAATTTGTAAGGAACTTCTGCGCCGTCTGTACTTTCGGCATTATCTAAAAGTGTTGCTTTTTTATCTAAAACCAATATTCCAAGATTCCCTAAAGAAGTTCCTTGGACAGTAGTTGCTTGTCTTGCTTCAAAATAATCAATATCACTTGAGTTGTGATATTGACCGGATTCAATTGTTCCTGGTGGATCAACAAACACACTGGTAATAATATTTGTAATAATCCCCATTTGCTTTACTTTGGCCGGAGTTGTAATCCAAATTGGCGTTAAGAAATCCATGCTGGCAATGTCAATATCTTGTTCTGCCCCTTGCGGAACACTACGACTGCTGAATGTTAAGTTAGTTAATTCCAGAGTACTTAAACTTGTCCAGTCTAAATAATTGTCAGTGGTTTGTAATTCTAAACTAGGACGGAACAATACTAACAGTTGTTCTAATATTTGTAATTTTTGATCAGTATTAGTAGTCCATATGTCTGCTTTAAATGTAAGGTCGTACGGCACAGGCATTAATCGTTCAACGGTGTAATTTTCACCCATTGTGTTAATGTATTCTTCTTGACCAGTATCAGGATTAGTCCAAGTGTCGCGCTCTTTGATATGAACTTTACTAATGTGAGTAGGTTCTTGTAATCTAGTTCTAGCAATGGCTAGATCTTTAACATAGCAAGCAATAAACGGAGCACTTGGCATAGTGTTTTCACTATTCTTTCTTTGTATCTGTGCTACTTGTCTATTCATGTCACCGTAGCGAACAGGAATCTGTACAAGTTTACCTTTGCCGTCTTTGTAACTAAAACTACTCATCAGTCGCATAAACTGAGTTAGGTAACGTCTTATCTGACCGTCATAAAAATGTTGCATTATTGATCTGCCTTTGGTTTTAGTACTTTACTTAGTGCTTGGCGCTGTACAACAACTTTATTAGCGATTGTTGCAGTAGTTGTATTATTGATAAAGCTAGTGACTTCAGTTTGTCTAGTTTCGCTATTAGGATGAGTATTGCTACCGTCCATAGGTTTATTAGTTACATCCATACGTACATTATCTTCAAACTTAATCCAGTGCGCACCATCAAATCTAAACAATCTATTTGGAAAATAATCAGTTCTTAAATGGAACTGTCCTGCAACAGGACGAACTGGCCATTCTATACCAAAGCTGTATGGTGCACCGTTTGGTGGAGTGCCGTCGTTAGTCAAATAGCCAATAGAGTAATTATGTTCTGGACTGCGCAGGACCATACTAGCATCAACGCCTAATACTGATTCTATAGAAGCATCAATAGTAACATCACTAACATCTTCAATGTCAACTTTGCCCTCTGCATTAATAGGAACAACAAAGAACGGAGTTGTGTCGTATCCGCTACGTGGCAAGTCTGCTTCTGCTTGAGCTAATATTGCGTTGTTTGTATCAATGGCAGTATTGTAAGTTGATAACAAATCACGTAATGTTTGATTTGTTGGATTACCCTGTGTATCTGTTTGTTCTTGATCAAGAATTTCTTTAAACTCTTGACTGTCTACCATTGGAACACATTTAAGTCTTAATAAATGTGGATACCAAGTAGGGCTAAATCCAGCCGCAGGGCGGGTAACATCTTGAACAACATAGAATCGCTTCAGTGCAACCATGGCATTATCTAGCGCATACTCGTCTTTTAGGTGAGGCAATTCTAATACGTCACCGCTCATAACTTTACGACCTAGTAGCTCAACCATAGTACGTAAATGTACGTGGATCATAACTGTGTCGTTTTGAAGAAAAATACCAAACTGACTTAGGTTAAAATCAATGTCTTGCATTGTATAAATTGCTCGGGCAACATATACATCCGGAGCATAGTGTCTATCACGATTCTCCATTAACAGCAAGTCCTGAATACCCAGCTCTGCAATAGGATTAGTATTTGTAGGAGTTGTTGGGCTCGAAGTTCCGTCTTCAGGATTTACAGGACCTAGATATTTGTGAATATATATGTCTGTTCCGCCCACTTGAAATTGCTCGTTGATTACACGATCAAAGAATTTAAAATCATTGCCCTTTTCTGGGCGGTATAGAGAAAGTCTTGCATAGTGTACTATTTATAGGTAAATAACTGTATGAGTGATACAGAAAACGCACGACAGGAAATAGTAGAATACGTTAAATCTATGCTGGGAGACGGCATGGTTGACGTTGAACTAGAGCCTAAAAATTATCAAGTAGCAATAGACCGCGCCTTTGCCAAATACCGCCAGCGTAGTAGTAATAGTGTTGAAGAAAGTTACGCCTTTTTAACCACTGATATGAACGTAAACGAGTACACATTAGCGCCTGAAATTATGAGTGTACGAGAAATATTTCGTAGAAGTATTGGTTCTCGCACTGGTGGTGGCGATGGCGGCAGTTTATTTGAACCGTTTAATTTAGCTTATACAAATACATATTTGTTAAGTTCTAGTAATATGGGCGGATTAGCAACATATTTTGCGTTTGCAAGTTATCAAAATTTAGTGGGTAAAATGTTTGGTAGTTTTATCAATTTTAAATACAACCCAACTAACCGTAAACTTACACTAATGCAACGTCCTCAAGGGCAGGAAACATTATTGTTATGGGTTCATAATCATCGTCCGGATTTTGATATTATTAAGGATCCGTATGCTGGTATTTGGATCAAAGATTATGCACTGGCTAACTGTAAAATAATTCTAGGCGAAGCACGTAGCAAATTTGCTCAAATTGCAGGACCACAAGGCGGCACAACTCTAAACGGTGATGCTCTAAAAGCAGAAGGTCAAGCCTCAATAGAAAAATTAGAACTTGAAATAGTCAATAGTCAGACAGGCGAAACGCCAATGTGGTTTGTAAGAGGATAATATGAAGATACACGATTTATTAGAAAGCCGAGAGGGCAAAATGTCCGATGATTTAAAAGGCGCACACCAAGGGTCAATTCGCTTACGAGATCAAGGCGGATATGATCGCACATATCACTTAAATCGTATTATGATGGCCACTGCAATGTCTGACGGAAAAAGTAAAAAAGCATTAGATATGGATAGTGCAAGTTTTGTTGAAAAATATAATGTAGCGTTTCCCTACACAGATCTAGAGCATCTAATGATGATGCAAGCAATGGCTACTATACCCACCGATGGTAAAGAACTACAAAAACGTAGTAAGAGCGAAGAGCCAAAAGATACAAATACCCAAAGTACATTACGACCAATCCGATAAGGTTGACCTTTACACAAAACTGTAATAAAATATAGCATCTACTTAGGAGTTGCTATGATTATAGGCGTATGTGGTTTTATTGGTTCAGGCAAAGACACCGTTGCTGATTATCTTACTAACTTCCACGGTTACCGACGAGAATCGTTTGCCAACAGTTTAAAAGATGCTGTAG